TAAGTCCCACACCCGTGTCAGCATCAGAGAGCCACACCATGAACGGACGTGCCCCGTCAACGGTTGCCCCTGCCGCGTCCTTCAGGGTGATGGCAACCTCGCAGACATTCTCCGCCCCCGCCGTAGCCGCAAAGGTGAAGGATGCAACGATGTCGTCGAGTTCATTAAGTTCAGCAGCGGTTGCCGTTACCGCTGTGCCGGAACCGGAACCAAGTTTCAGCCCGCCGTCGGCAATGACAATGGTGTCGATGTTCTTGTTGGTGCCCACCACGACAGCCTTTGATGCAGTAACCGTCCCCGCCACTACATCGGTCAGGTACGCTACCTCATCGGCATCGACATCGGACAACCTTTTAGCGAGAGCCGCGCCGAACTTGTTTGCCCTTCCTACAGCCATTTATTCATCCCCTTCCATGAGGGCAAGTATTTCTTTCTTCGTCATGCCCTCGTCCACTTCAAGTCCCTGCGCCTTCGCCATCGCAAGAAGATCGTCATGCTTCATCCTGATGGACGCTTTAACGTCGGGTTCCGTGCCAGGATCACTGACAGGCACAAAATGAGGCGGGGGGGAAACCCCGTCTTCGAACCAACAGATTTCCCCCTCGCGCCGTCTATGCTGTCCCGGAAACTGGCATTTCCGTGTGCATAGGTACTGCTTCATAACGTGTTACCCCCTATGCGGTTACGTTGGCACTCTGCGCGTCGAGGGTGATGTAAGCGTCAAATACCCCCGCCGTTGCCGCTTCGGTGCCGATGGTGTACTCAAGGTTCAGGTAACGCAGTCCCGAAGGAACGCTGATGGGAACCTGGATAACGTCGTCACCGTCACCCACATCACTTCCTACAGTTACCTGCTGTGAACTCCACAGGTTGACAGCCCCTGCGCTGAACGTTCCGTCAGCATCCGCCTCAAGGTCGAAGTCAACGGTAGCGGTGTCGTTAGCAGAATCTAATGCAGTGGTGAACACGATGTTCAGGTAGACCACCCTGCCTGCAAGCCTGTTCGCTGCCTGAAGGTCGATGTAATTAGTGCAGTCGTGGGCGCCCTTAGTCCCGTTTGTCCCGCTCGAAAGATCAAGAGCATCCGCAAATTCCAGGTCGCTATCTACAAAAGCCATGTCTGGTCACTCTCCTTTTCAGTTTCTGTTAAGCCCACTAGGAAACCTGGGACTCGGTGCTGACGATCGAGTCACACTGTTTAACCGGGATGCCGCGGAAGAACGTGGCCGGCCTTCCGGCGTAGTCGTTCAGTGTGAGGTACACGTTATGCTTGTCTTGGATCATGATGTCCAGCCACGTCTTGACAGTCCTGCTCACGTAGAACACGGGACGGCAGGCGTTCTGGTTCGGGAGAAGATTTTGCATCTGGATCATGTACTGGATAAGGTTTATCGAAGAGTCGGAGGAAGCCCCATAGGTCGCGAGTGCGGAACCGTCGATGTTGGCAAGCCTGACGAGATAGCGTGCGTCCTCAACGGCAAGGCCGGATTCCCACACGTAGTGAGTCCTATAGCCCTCGTACCAGCCGTTGGTCGCGTCTCCGAGAGTGACCTGCCCTTTGTCCTCCATCACGAGTCCTGCCTTGGAAGCCCGTGGGAATATGCCGTATATCGGCCCCCAACCGACAAGGAATATCGAGGTGCAGTCAGTCCCGTCGTCAGTCCCGCCCCCGTCGAGTACGTAGGTGCCGAGCGCGTTAGTCCTGACGGAAAGGCCATTGAACTCTTCAGGTGCGGTCAGTGCGTTGCCGTAGAACAGGGTGTCGGAGAACTCCTGGGACATGCCCTCGATGTGTGCCTTGTCCTGTCCTGCCCTGAATGCGGCAGTGTTGCCGTTCAGGTCTGCGATCTTCTTGTCCACCGAGCAGTAGGCTTCGAGCATCCCGCAGGTCTCGTCTATCTGCTTCGTGGTCGCCTTGGTGTCGGTGACACCCTCGTTCAGCTTGCGCCATGTGGGAGAGGGAAGCGAAGACCTCTGGATGATCCTGTGCCCAGTAGGAAGGTTGCCTTCCTTCCAGGGGATGTCCTCGATTATCGGGTTGGTCTCGCTAAGTATCTCCGCGACAGGCCCGATGTTGCCGGACGGGTCAAGCATCTTCGCTACATCGATAAGGTTCAGTTTGTTTCCGATCTCTGTTGCCATCAAAAATCACTCCTTTTCAGACATAAAAAAAGACCACTCAATGGCGGCCCTCACTTGTTGCTATTCAGTTGACTAACTTCATCCGCTTATGTCTTTGCGTACCTCTTCGCCAGTTTCTGTTCCGCCGTCAGGTTGGACTCGTCATCCGCCTTACTCCCCCTGCCGTCGACCCATTTGTCATCACCCATGCGAGTGCCCAGTTTCCACAGGTCACGGATCAATTCAGGGTGTGAGGTGAAGCCCACGGAATCCAGAAGGGCAATGGTCTTGTCGGAGAAGACCTCGTTCATCGCCTTGCTAGCAAGGCCTGCGTTCTCCTTGAACGCCCTCCCCCCGTATTCAGCGTCGCCCTTTGCGTCAGACTTCCACTTCTCCACCTGGTCGGCGTATGCCTTCATCTCGCTCTTGCGGAGTTCGACATAGGCATCGGTCAGTTTCTGCGCCTTCTCGTTGCTCAGTTCCATCTCCCTGAAGAGCGGTGAGAACAATTCAAGCGCTGTCTCGTCCATCTCGATACCGTCAGGCAGTTTGATGTCGTACTTCTCCGGCACTTCGGACTCTTTCTTTTCCTCGTCCTCGTCCGGCTTCTCTTCGTCTGCCTTCTTGCCCTCTTCAGGCTCCTTCACTTCCGCTTCGGGTTCCTTGACCTCTGTCTCGTCAACGGAAGTTCCCTGCTCTGTTCCCTCATCCGGGGTAACGGTGTCATCCGTTCCCGAAGTCAGTATGTTGTCCTCAGGCATGATCTCTCTCCTTTTGTTCGGATTTGTGAAGCAATGAAAAAGACGACCCGTAAAGGTCGCCCTGTCTCCATTCGGCTGTTTTGCCAGGCGGGGACAGCCGTACCCTTTATTCGACTGTTGTGCCGGCGGGGACAGTCGCCACCCCCTATTACATGACTAATGCCACCCACCCGAGTGAACGGCATCGCTACTCCTTCTGCCCACTTAATTGGCAGATGAGCTACTTATTGGTGGGGGCC